CGGCAGCCATAAAACTCGGTAAAGAAGTCGTTCAGCAATTTGGTGAGTTGGAACAGAATCTCGGCGGTTCGGAAGCTGTTTTCGGACAGTATGCCGCATCTATTCAAAAAACAGGCGAAGAAGCATATAAAAATCTTGGTGTATCTCAAAGCGAGTATCTTGCTACCGCTAACAAAATGGGTGCATTGTTTCAAGGTTCCGGTATCGAACAGCAAAAAAGTCTTGAACTAACAGAAAAAGCAATGCAAAGAGCCGCTGATATGGCATCCGTTATGGGTATCGATATGCAGGTAGCACTTGATTCTGTTGCCGGTGCGGCAAAAGGCAACTTTACTATGATGGATAACCTTGGTGTTGCCATGAACGCTACTAACATTGAAGCCTATGCTTTGGCAAAAGGTCTTGAATTTACATGGGCAAGTGCAACACAAGCCGAAAAAGCAGAAGTTGCGATGCAGATGTTTTTTGAAAATACAGAGCAGTATGCGGGTAACTTTGCCCGTGAATCAACGCAGACCATTTCAGGGTCTATCGGACTTTTGCAGGCGGCACTTGGCTCATTTACAGCAGGACTTGGTAACGCTAATGCCGACATGACAAATCTAACAGAAAATCTTGTTGATGCATTCCAAGCGGTGGTTCAAAATATTGTGCCGGTTTTAGAAAATGTTGTGGCTGCATTGCCTACGGCAACAGGTGCTATATTAACGGCAATCGGGGATTTGCTTCCTATGCTTATAGAAACAGTCACAAATTTATTTACTCAGGTACTTAATACTATATTAACGCTGCTACCTCAACTTATCCCAGCGGCAGTTGATGCAGTAATGACCATCGTGGGAGCACTCATTGACAATTTACCTTTGATTATTGGTGCGGCGGTTCTGCTGGTAGCGGCTTTGGTTCAAGGAGTCGGCGATGCACTGCCCCAATTAATCCCAGCGGCAGTCATTGCCATAACGACCATTGTTCAAGGACTAATTGATAATCTTCCTATGCTTTTAGAGGCGGCTCTTCAGTTAGTGCTTGGATTAACTCAAGGAATACTGGATGGACTTCCTCAGCTTATTGCGGCTCTTCCTGCAATTATCACAGGTATCGTTGATTTTGTGATTAGTGCAATACCACAGATTATCGATGCAGGAATACAACTTTTAGTGGCATTAGTTCAGGCATTACCTGAAATTATCACGGAAATCGTGGTGGCTATACCTCAGATTATAGACGGACTGATTACGGCTATTCTTGGTTCTATACCTCAGCTTATTGATGCAGGAGTAAAATTGTTAGTTGCCTTGATTCAAAATCTGCCAACAATTATTACAAGTATTGTCGGTGCAGTTCCGCAAATTATTACTTCTATAGTAAATGCCATCGTTGGAAATGTAGACAAAATCATACTGGCAGGGGTGCAGTTACTTGTTGCACTGATTCAAAACTTACCGACTATCATTGTCGAGATTGTAAAAGCCGTACCACAGATTATAGCCGGTCTTGTAAAAGCATTTACAAGTTACATAGGACAGATGTCTCAGGTTGGTGGTAACTTAATAAAAGGTTTATGGCAAGGTATCTCCGATGCCGGAGCATGGCTTAACAGTAAAATCTCAGGTTTCTTCGGTGGTGTGGTTGACCGAATTAAAGATTTCTTTGGTATTCACTCACCGTCAACGCTATTTGCAGAACTCGGAGGTAACATGGGTGAAGGTGTTGGTGTAGGTTTTGAAAGAGCAATGCAATATGTCAGCGATGATATGCAAAACGCTATCCCGACCAATTTTAATATGCCGGGAATTGAAGTTGCAAGCGGAAGTCAAGGCGGAAGCAGCACGGGAGGGCTTGGCGGTTTTGGTTCACTTATTACAATCCAGCAGATGATTGTCAGAACCGAAGATGACATTCGTAAAATTTCACAGGAACTATACAACTTAATGCAGACTGGTTCAAGAGCGCAAGGTCGCTTTAACCCGGCGTAAGGAGGGAAACGATTTATGGGATTTACATTTGGAGGAATATCCTCGCAAAGCATGAGAATCCGCGCAAGACTAAAAAACTGGATTGCCTCTCCTTCTCTGCGTAATTTTTATGTAACAGTACCCGGTAAAGATGGTGCGGCTGATTTTGGTTGTGATAGTTCCGAGAGGATTATTACAGTAAGTTGTGGTGTATTTCCACAGAGAAATTTTGCGACATTAGTTTCTGTTCTTGATGAAATGGCGGAGCATCTTGATCCATCAAAAGGATTGCAGCGACTTGTGCTGGATGATGTACCTGACAGATACTTTATGGCAAGGCTATCGGATTCTGTGGATTGCGAAAGACTTCTTAGGTCGGCAGGTTCATTTGACTTGAAATTTATCTGCCCTGACCCAAACGCCTATGCTTTGACAGATGAAACGTACACTATATCATCGGCTGGCACTTACGAGATAAAACGAACTAAAGGAAATACATTTTCCGAGCCTGTTTATTTTCTAAAGGGCGTTATTTCGTCGGGGTCGGCTACTTATGTTTCGATTTGGACAAACGGCGAAGAACTGCGTGTGATTGGAGCATTAACGGCTGGCGAAATACTGATTATTGACAGCGATAAGGTTACCGCTAAAGTGATAAACGAACAAGGCGAGACTTTACGAAACGGACTGCCTTGTTTGCAGGATTTAAACTTTCCTATTTTGCAGAAAGGCACAAATACCGTTGTAGTTTCAGCAAACGGTGCTATCTTTACAGAGTTGAAAATTCAAGCAATGAGTCGATGGAGGTGATAAAGTTTTGGCGGTAAAATCTATTTTAACCACACAAGAGGACTTTACAGGCGAGTTCCCTATAACGGAAAAAACATCTGCGATGTGGCGATTCAATGAGTCTGAAACCGACAGCGATACCATGCTGATTGATTCATCGGGTAAAGGTCGAAGATTAAGTATTTCCGGCTGGGAGGGAACAACTGCTGTTTTGACAAACGGAAGATTTGGACGATATTTTCGTATGAATATCAGTAATCCGGCAACAGAAAAGACACATCTTATCGCCACTAATGACGGCTCGATCTTTTCTGACCTTGGAGAAAAAATTGTGGTCGGTGGATGGATGAATCCGACTACTTACAGTATCGGCAACACCTACTGTCCTATCTTCAATACAAGGCAAGGACCCGGACAGCCGATTTTCTATATATCTCTTTTCAACAGTAAACCTCGAATTATGCTTTATAATTCGGCAGGTACATTGATTTTAGATCAAACCGAAACATCGGCATTTTCTATGATTAATGGTGGCTGGTATTTTATCGCTGTTGTTATCAGTGTCAAAACTAAAAATGTACAAATGGTATTGTGTGACCGAAACAACGGAGCTGTGTGGACATCGACTGTAAAAACTTATACAGGCGAACTTAATCCTTCCTGTGTTGCCAATATCGTTATGGGAATGCACGCATCTACTTATTGGTTTGCAGGTGGCTTGGATAACTGGTTTTTTGAAACGGATTCCAATTTAACTGTTCAGGATTTGATTATTTACTTTCGTCAGTCATTGCTTGGAAATGGCGGTAGTTTCACTGCTGATGTGGATGCACTGACCGAATCCGGAACTGTAATGCTGAAAAAAAACAATAATGTTTATGCAGAAAGCGGAGTACTTGAAACTATCTCAGCTCCCTGTGCTTTATCGGGTAAAGGGCGTGTATCTGTCACAAGTGAATATACCGCTGGAACTACAGCAATATCATTGGTGGAAACATCTACATCTAATGATTTAATTGAATGGTCATCATGGCAGGCGGTCGGCACAAGCGGAGAATTACTTTCTCCAAATCGTGATTATATCCGTTATAAAATCACGCTAACTACGACAGATACAAACGTTACGCCGAAATTGCTGGATATACAACTTCACGACATACCAAAACCGCCTTACGAGAAATTAGGTTTTTCACGTCCTATGGTGCTGGACAAAAACGGTGCGTGGGAGTCAGTACTTGAAAATGCTTTTGACATCATTGTAACAGGTGAAGTCAACGGGGCGGACACTTTAGAATTTGCGGACACTTTAGAATTTAAACTCCCTTACAGTGATGAAAAAAGATTAACACTGGATAACGAAAAGGCGGTACAGATTGTAAGCGATTTATATCGCATCCGAACTATTACAGATGAAAAAAGCACAGACGGCAGTTCACTGACAAGTGTGTATGCGGAGGCTGATTTTTATGATTTGGCTTTCTCTGCTGAAAAACAGCCCATTGAGTTTAATGCAGATTCGGCGATTGCTCCTATGAACTATGCACTGCAAGGTACAGAATGGTCGATTGGAAATGTAAATGTTACGACGCTTCGAACTTGGAAATGCGAAGAAAAAAACGCTCTTGCTATTTTAAGAACTGTGCAGAATATACACGGCGGTGATTTGGTATTTGATAATGGGAACAAACTCGTACATCTTCTGACATTCAGTGGAAAAGAAAGCGGTGCATTGTTTGCCTATAAGAAAAATCTCAACAGCATTAAGCGTGTAGTTGATACCCGTTCTTTGGTAACAAGATTGTATGCTTATGGTAAGGACGGCATGAGTTTCGCTCCTATTAATGATGGCAAGGATTATGTGGAGGATTACACTTATTCATCCGAAGTTCGGGTTTCTACCTTGGATTGTTCCAATTTTACAAACCCTTATCAAATGCTTGAATTTGCAAAAATGCGTCTGGCGGAGTATTCCAAACCAAGAGTATCCTATATTCTTTCCGCAATAGACCTTTCTGTACTGACAGGATATGAACATGAAAATTGGGAACTTGGCGATATTGTTACAGTGGATGACCGTGATTTAAATCTCACCATCCGTACACGTATTATCCGCAGACAGTACAACTTGCAAGAACCATGGAAAACCGTGCTGGAGTTATCTTCAAAACTTCGTGAACTTGGCGATTCTTCCACAGGTACTATTGCCGATCAACTTGATCAGTCCAGTGTAATAGGACAGGAAATCAAAGACATGGTTCCGTTTAATCATTTGCGAAACTCCCGTGCTGATGATGGGTTCGCCTATTGGCAGAATTCGGGGTTTGAAATTGATACAGAAAACGGCATGTCAGGAACGGCATCTTTTAAAGCAACAGGCGTATCAGGAACAAAAAGCATGGCACAGACAGTTTATCCTGCAAATCGGCGAAACTATACTATCTCGGCACAGATTGGTTCTGAGGATTTGAAAAAAGGTGTGAACGGACAGGTCGGTATTGAAGTGGTGTTTGAATATGAGGATGGTTCTACTGAAACAAGGTTTATTGATTTATTCTGAGAAAGGTTTGTGATGAAATGGCGTATTTTCAACAAATAGCAAGAGATGCCTCGCCAAAAGGTTATGGGAAACTCCGCTCCATCACTATCCGACTTTGTATTACCGACTGTTCAGGCTCAGTGTATTTTACGGATATTGTGCTTCAAGCGGGTTCCGTCGCTACCGGTTGGGTTGGTCATGTCTGTGAAATCAAGTGGACGTTGGATGGATAGATAGATAACTGACAATATTCAAACTTTTTATTGTATTTATTCATTTCGATATTGTATAATTTTCATATGGTTATATTGTATAGTTAAAGTTGATCTTGTCAGACTACTGTTGCATCCGACGAGTAACTATAGATTTGTCAGATGTATCCTTTTCAATTTTATTCTGTATAACATGTTTTTTATATTTTGAAAACTTTAATTTCTCACAAGATGCAATACTACATTGCGTATATAATCTGAAACTACGGAAGTTCAGTACTTAACTGGTAGTGTAAATCCAAATATGAAAAAAACAAGAGCAAAGTGAAAAAAGACGAGAAGGTTAAAAGGGGCTTTTCGGAAAAAACATCGAAAAGCCACCTCTCATGATTCGCTTACAAGCCCTGCGTTCTGTCAAGGTCGAGTAGTATTTTTTGCGAGAAAAACACTCGTAAAAAATCTCCACTCTACCCCTTATGACAGAACTCTAAACCGTACATTTGTTAGGGGGTCATTGCTCTTTTGAATGTGAAGCCTCGAAATTACGGCTTTGCAGGCATTTTCAACAAATAAACTTTACACTACCACTTAACTTAGGGAGGGCAAATATATGCAACAAAGCGATTTATTAATCAATCAAGGATATGAATTTTTAACAGAGGGCGGATTCAACGCTTTTAAGGTTGAAGAATGGAAAGAAGTAGTCGAAGCGGATAGTTTTGACATTTTTGAATATGAAAAGCTATTACAATTTTTCAGTGTCAATGCTTTTAAGTCGACAACGGGATTCTCAGCAGTGGAGGCTCCTAGGTTTATTACAAGTTTGGAAAAAGAGCTTTATAAAGTTCTTTCAGAACCCCAAAATCAGGGTAAAGCAAATATATTAATGTCCGCTGCCATAGGCAGTTTGGCTACCGTTGTTGCGACATCATTAGGGCTCAATGTTGTAATCACTACTGGATTTCTAGATTTAATTATATTATCAGTCATGAAAATTGGAATAGGCGCGTGGTGCGGTTACTATGAAGAAAAAATAAAGAACGTAGTCGATGAAGGAAATTCTGATGATAAATAAAGGCGATTATACTTATGGTGATTATACAAGACTGGCCGTCAACGAAAATAAGAGTGAGTACGAGCGGTTTCATGAGACAACTCATCTTGTGCTTACTAAGGCTACAATTTGGGGGTTCACTTTATACTATATATCAAGAATTGCCGGCAGTGATAACCGACTGTTGCTTGATATTCTCAAAATTTTAACCGATGCCTGTGAAGATGTTTTTGAAAGCTATGCTACCGCATCAACATATTTCTATGCGATGCTAAACGATGACCAGGCAGAGATGGTAAAAATAAAAAACAGTATGTACCATCAAGTATATAATACGGAATATTTTGATTTGATGGAGAGCCTTTCTTTGGAAGAAATAAAAAAAACGTCTATTCATTCTCGCTTGCCGATTCTTGCACTGGGAACAAATATAATGGAGTATTCAAATGTCGACGATGTGCAAACCTATTTATTGCTCGAAAAACACAAACGTCCCGATTACCGTTTCAAGTTGTTGGTGTCGTCTTTGAAAACTCTTATGGAGGAAAAGAGTATCGAGAGCATCAGCAACGACGAACTGCTTGAATACAGTGGTTTGTCAAGTGTGCCTCAGAACAGCGATGATATACTTAAGCATGCCGCTACACTTCGAGAATATATGCTTGATAAATATAAAAACAACGAAAACATGCGTAACCGCATTTTGTCAATGCAGATTGTTGTAGGTGATGACGATCTTGGGAAAAGGGTACTTGATGATTATGATCAAATTGCTCTTCCACTGTCTGAAACGAATGAGTACACATCAGAATATCCGCATCAACTTTTGGATTGGCATTTAGACTTGAATGTTATGCTTGTTGTATTGGATGGCGTTGAATTAGGTGTTGATTTGATATTTATTTATATGACTGAATTCAAGAAACGCTATGGGTTTCACCTTGATAATAGCCAAACAGAATCGTTGCTGTCTTGTTTTAAAAATGAGATTATTTTCTTCAAAGAAGATTTTGAGAAGGCACAACTTTTTAAATGCCTTGATGACAGACGCGTTTTTTATTGTTTTTCAGGTAAATATTCTGATTTCAAAATTTATCTTGAAGGGGCTGTACCAAAAACAAGGAAGGCATATTTACACCAGATTAATATTTCTAATTATGCTCTGTTTGTCAAAGGTTCGGGTAATTCAATCTTTTTTACGCCTCAATTATACACTTTAATACCGAGGATTCATAGGGATATTGAAAGTCGGTATTATACTTACATAGATTGTAAAAGTAGTGATAAGGATGGCGTTTTCTACATGAACGATACGGATTGGGTGAAATATGCTGATGTACTAATGGCTATTTCGAAAACCAATGATAATGGTGGTAGAATACAGTTTGATGGTTTTTTATTAGATGATGATGAATAGGAGGGTGCTATGTATGAATGAAAAGTTGCTGGGACAATATGATTTGAGTCACGTCTTAATTGACTGTAATTATTCGTATTCTGACTTCGCCGTATACGCACATGAACTTGCACATTTTTCGCTGACGAAGAATACATTATTTGGCATATTACATTTTATAGCCGAACAAAGTAATGAATTGGCTCCTAATAAAGAACTCGATGGTATTATTGCTGTAATGACGGATGCTTCAGAAAGAACACAGGAAATTTACGCAATGTATTATGAACTTCTACATGTTTCCTCGCAATACAAGGAATTTTTCAAAAGTTATTACCTTAATTTCAAACAAAGGGCATATTACTCAAAATATCAATTTCAGGACTTTGAGTGGAGTACTAGTGCTAAAGGGCTCAATGATGATGCAAAACTTATTGACCGCCTTGCCGCAATAGCGATGAATGTGGATATCACTGAATTCGCAAATCAAAATCCTTGGGAATCTTCAAAAGGATTATTCACTATTATTTTAGAAAACAAACCTTATTTTATGCCTGATTTTCGTTTGGAAAAATTGTTGATTTTAGTAAATGCTTTAGGCATGCCTAAGATTCATGAAATGACTGATCATGAAATCGCAATAGCTGCTGATATAGAATATCTGGATTTCACGACAGAGACAGTACTGGGATTACTAAAGAGGCTTCGTCGACAATTTGAAGAGGTAGCATTTGACTCAAGTCTTATTTGTGCGAATATCGAAAACATTGAAATTAATCAGATTAAGCTGGGGTATTATCTGCCTAAAGATGATAATTTTAACACTAATCTTAAGCAAACCATTTTGCTGGAATGCCTTAATCACAAATTTGAAGATATCCCGTTGACGACATTACCGAACAAAAATGTCCACGATATTGAGCTCATCACATTATACGATTATAGCCCTGCTTGCTTATGTGAGTTTACAGATTTTAAGAAATCTTGTAAATACTCCATTATTTCGGGAACCATCGTTATAACTAAGTATTTGAAAGATTATAGTGATACAATTCAGTTTTATTTTGACGATTATAAGACAGTTCTGCAAAATTGGTCGTCTTTAGGTAATAGACATGTGTTTTTCATTTTAAAAAATCCTTATTATGAATTTAAACATCTGATTGCAAATCATGTGTCTGAAAAAAGGTATGCTCTAATGTGTAAATTAAATGAAGGCGTATTTTTACTGTTTGTACTTGATAATTCAAATAATGTGTTTTACACCTGCCAAAGCATGATAAATCTGGAGGCTGTCCTTGCCGATTTTAGTAATGGCTTTTTTTCATCACCAGATAATTTATTCTGGATAGAAAGTGATAAATGGTGTGATTGTATTAGGATAATGTCCTATGTTTCGGAAATGAATATTCTTGAAAAAACGCAAGAAGAGTTCATCACAAGGATAATATGTGCCAAATGCTGAAATTAGCTTGTTATAACATTCCTGTTTAAATTTTGTAAGGTTTTAGCAGGATGTTTTTTATCTAACCCTGAAAAGTTTCATAGGTATGGGTTTTGCAGGGCATGAACTTTAAAACAAACCTTTTCCAATTTATTCAAGCTAGATATTCCATGTGAAAGATCACTTCTGTGGTCTTTTTTCATTGCTCTGAAGGGAGGTGCTACCAATGGCAATCGAATTCATTCGATTTACAGAAAATATAAAAGTAAAAGAAGAAAAGCGTGTTGTCAGTGTGACGATTCGTCCTCTGATTGCCGACTGTAGCGGAGCGATTTATTTCACCGACCTTCAGGTGCAAGAGGGCGACAAACTAACAGGTTACACACCTCATACAAGTGTCATGCTAAAGAACTCACCGAATCTGGCAAGATATCACAACGGAGTTGTTCGTACATGCGATACTATTATCATTTTCAATCTTGGCGAAACTTCATCAGGATTGGATTGCTATATATATCCGATTCAAAATATGGAGGCTGGGAGAGTATCTCTTTCTCAAGGAGCAGGTTCTCATAAGGTAACATTTCACTCGGCAGCAAAAGCAGGTGATGAGTTTGCTCTGCTTGCCTCCAAACGGCAATGCTTGAAAAACGGTGTGACTACCGAAAAAGATGGGTTTTATCAATACACCGCTGCCTGCGATAGCAAGCACCAAGTGGAACTAGAAGATAGAAAATCCGCAAGAGTGTACTTTGAATATAAAGAAATGCTGACAGGAGAATAAAAACTATGAGTAAAGATTATTTAAAAGGCAAACGCTGCATGGTGTGGTCATTTATGGGAAATGCCCGTATGTATCAAGCTCTCCGTGATTATGGCGATAGATTGGATACTGTGGGCATCTTCACTTTTGAAGTTGACATTAAGGGAACGATTAAAGAAACAGGCACGAGCATTTCAACTATGATCACTTACATTAACAAATGGAAACACATCAAATGGATGCTTACCGTCATGAATCATGGTACAGCGTCCATTTTTACTGCACTCCGAAATAACACAGGCGGGGCAAAAACCAAATTTATCGCTGAACTGATACGGATTATGCAGAAATATCCGTGGTGTGCAGGTGTCGATATTGACCTTGAACGTGGAGGTGATTATGAAAATCGTGAGGCAGCAAACGCTCTATTTAGAGATATTTATCATGCTGTAAAAAACTATGATAACGAGAAACTTGTTAACATCTGTCTTCCCGGCATGACTGGTGTACAAGGTTCTGTCGGTGGTGAAAACTGGTGTGTATATGCTGACTTGAATCCTTACTGCGACACCGCCGCTATTATGAGTTACGGTATGGCTTGGGCAGGCTCTGCACCCGGACCAGTTTCCCCTCGAAGTTGGCTGGAGGGTACTTATAATTATGCGGTTCAATCCATGTCGCCAGATAAGGTGTTTATAGGATTGCCCGGATACGGTTGGAATTGGCAGATTCACGATACGCCAGCAAACCTTGGCGGAACTTACCGTGGGGTGTCAAATACTTATTATGCGGCTAAAAACTGGATGAACGGAGTTTACAATTTTACAGGCGATAAACCGCCACAGCCGTTTATTCCTATTATTGCTTATTGGGACGATTATGACAAAGTTCCGTGGGCGTTGCCACAAGTGTATGACTATATGGAAGGCTGGGATGCGGTTCAAAAGCAATCGCCTATTACACAGGAAGTTTATAACCGCCGTCGTTATCTTACCTGTTATGGAAAAATGCAAAGAACTTCTTTCGGTACGATTTACATTGACCGTAACGGCATTCCTGATTCATATGATGGAAATGTAATCATTGGCGAAACAACAGCTACTTTAGGTGATAACGGAACTGCGACTTATGACTTTAATATTACACAGAGCGGAGTTTATGATTTAGCAGTGCGTATTTGTTATCCGTTTTGGGATAAAAACTCCATTGACATTTCATTAGATGGGAATAATAAAACCTTTTCTGAAACTCGCTTATGGTGGCCATATTGGAAAAGCACCTGCTGGTTGACGTTAGCTAAGAGAGAAAACTTATCATCAGGACAACACACCATAAAACTCAGCGGTGACGTTCCCGGCGTTCAGTTTTATGGTTTTCGTGTATGTTCTTCTTTTTCAGAATCGCCAAGTGCAGGCGAAGCGACATTTGGTCTTGCTCCACGGAAATTCAAAGATGTGGATGGTATTATGGCACAGCCGGATAGAGGTTTTAAATTAACAACGGAAGTGTTGAGAAGAAAACCCGACAGTGCATTGGCTTGGTATGAAGATTTTCGAGACCCACTTACCTTACAGAATAATTATTGGATAACCTTATCGGGTAACTGGAAAGTCTGGCGAAGTGAAGAATATGCCACGGGACGTGTGTATTCACAACTTGAAGGGAGCGGTCAACTTGCTTGGAAGTATAGTAACTTTACCGACGTTCATTTGAGGGCTAGAATTGCTTTTCCTGCAAACGGAAACGGTCGTGCAGGTATATTCATCGGAGATATTTTCTGCTGTATCAATATCAACACCCAGCAAATTGAATTATATCAAGGTTCAACACTCCTTGGCAGTTATAGCGGCACTTATTCTAAAACACCTAACTCCGATATTCGAACTAATCCGAATATGTATCTCATAGAAATACGTAAACGTGGAAATAAGGTACGAGTATATTCAGGAAACAGTAACACTCTCCGTTTTATTGCCGATGTTTCAGTAACCGCAGGCTATTGCGGTATTCGGTCTGATAATGAAATCAAGTGCGAATTGATTCGTCTTGGTGACGCATGGACTTATGAACCGTACGAGGCTTTTGATGTAGTTATGCCGAACGGTACAACGAAAAACTATGGAAGAATCAGTCGCAGTGGTGTTACTTGGGATAACGAATTTCAAGTATTCACGCTCTCATCTGATGTTGAAGAAGCGACAACTCGAAATGCTGATATCAGCATGGATTACGATTTCTTTCATTCGGATTTACTCCAAATATCATGCGGAGATAATTATATGGCTACAGTAATTCCAAAAGATATTAATGTTTGGATTTCAAGACTGTTTCTCGGTGATGCAGATGGTTTTTCTATCCTCTATTACCAAGATGTAGACAGCTTGGTTTACTGGTCAAATGAAGCGGCTTACCGATGGAATTTGCGAGGTATTGCTATCTGGTCATTGGGACAGGAAGATATGAGGCTGTGGGAAGCACTGCCAAAACAAATATAACGAAAACAATTACAAGAGCATTTTGCCATGAAAGTTTGGCAGTGTTCTTTTTATATACATTCATTACAGCAATTCCTTTCATAAGTCGCGAATTATGGGAGTTTGCAAATAAATTAAAAAATTTTCAGGAGGTCATTATTATGGCATTAGACAATCAAAGAGTAGCATGGGTAAACTGTTCTAACACACAGATTCCGGTATACGGATCATTAGTAAAAAGTATGGGACATGTAGGTGGTCAGACACCCGGCGGAACGCAAGTAGGAGCTATTTTCAAAAACGAGTTCTATACGTTGATTCCACAGCCTACAAGTATTCAGTCACCGAATAAACTTACGTGGTTTGAAATCATTTTCAGAAACGGCAGTGGTGTTGAAAGAAGAGGTTATATTGAAACAAATCCCGGAGGCGTTTCTAATCCAACGGCATCTTGGGTAAACTCACAGGAACCGTATCACTATCTTAACAGCAACGGTTCCAGCTTGGTAAATTCCGCATCGGAAACCATCGGCGGTGTTTCATATCGTATCTTTACAGTGAAAAAGGCAATCACTTACAGGAATTCTTCCGGAGCGTCACAAGGTACACTTGCAGTCGGAACAAAACTGGCAACAAGGCAATCCGGTACAGGTTCGGCTTACGGCGGTCATATGCTGTTTACCAAAAAGAAAGTGGGTACAGGAAGTTGGCAAGATGTAGCTTCCGGCGGTGCAGGTTACGTTAACTTAGGTCTTAGTTTAGGCTCTGAACCAGCTACAAGAGCTATTTGGTAAATCATAAAAATAATACAAGGGTGCTTTCGTTTATGACGGAGGCACTTTTGTACTTTATAAGGACAGGAGGAACTTACATGAGAACAGCATGGAATTATTTACAGGCGGGGATTACTGGATTGGGTGGTTTTTTAGGCTGGTTTTTAGGGAAATCTGACGGCTTTTTGTATGCTCTGATCACCTTTGCGGTGATTGATTATTTGACCGGGATTACGTGTGCCGTTATGGACAAAGAACTTTCCAGTGAGGTGGGATTTAAGGGCTTGTTCCGAAAAATTCTCATTTTCATTATGGTGGGTGTCGGGCATACCCTAGACAATTTAATTATCGGTGATGGCAGTGTTCTTCGGACAGCTGTCATTTTCTTTTATTTATCCAACGAAGGTATCAGTATTTTAGAAAACGCCGCAAGAGTCGGCTTACCTATACCACAGAAACTGCGTGATATTTTGACACAACTTCGAGATAAAAACGATGATGACAACGGATAGGGAGGATTTGTGATGAATTTAAAAACACTTTTATTTACAAAAAACGCCTGTTATCTAACAGGTAAAACAATCATACCAAAAGGTATAATGGTGCATTCCACAGGAGCAAACAATCCTAATCTCAAAAGATATGTCGGTCCAGATGACGGATTTCTTGGTGTAAATTCAAACGTAAACCACTGGAATAGGAATACTCCTGATGGTCGTCAAGTTTGTGTTCACGGATTCATTGGAAAGCTGGCAGATGGTTCGATTGCAACATATCAGACATTGCCGTGGAATTACCGTGGTTGGCATTCCGGCGGCGATGCAAACAATACACATATTTCATTTGAAATTTGTGAGGACGGGTTAACAGATGGCACTTATTTCAATAAAATCTATCAAGAAGCGATTGAGCTTTGTACGTATCTCTGCAAAATGTACAGACTTGACCCGATGAAAGACGGTGTTCTCATTTGCCACAGCGAAGGTCACAAGCGAGGAATTGCCAGCAATCATTCCGATGTGATGCACTGGTTTACGAAACACGGCAAAAACATGGATACATTCCGAGCGGCAGTCAAGTCGGCATTGTCAGGAAGTGTTGCCTCGGCATCTTCTTCCGATACAGAAATTAAAATTGGGACATGGGTTGAGATTAAAGCCGATGCACTCAACTATTATCCCGGAGGCAAAAAAATACCGGCATGGGCAATTCGTGATTCCTACCACAGAGTCACGCAGGTTACTTCAAAAGATAAGCAGATCACAAAAGGCGGTAAATTGTGTGTTTTACTCGGTAAAAAAATCAAGAAAAGTGATAATCTGAAACAGGCTGGTAACGCTGAAGAGAATGGTATTAACTCTTGGGTGGACAAAGACGTTCTTACAGTTGTTGGCGATTTTTCTGAAACTTATATCGTCAAGGAAGGTGATACACTTTGGAATATCTCAGCAACGAAACTTGGCAAAGGTGAGAGATATTTAGAGATTAAATCTCTTAACGGACTGACTGGTGATACTATTAAAATCGGTCAGAAACTAAAGATTCCCATGAAATAATTCAAAATAAAACGTACCATTCAAAGTTTTAATATACAAAGTACAACGTCGCAAAGCACAAAGCATCTTTATAAATTTAACGGGCGGAGATGGAATATATCTCCGCTTTGCTTTGTGGAGGAATTGCAATTATGAAAAATAATAATATTTTTGGAACAACTCAAACTCAGATTGGTAAAACTTTGTATACCGTTAAAACAATGCCTTCCGAGAGGGCAACGGAAACAGCAGAGCAGAAACTCGTCTGTCTTGTAAAACAACGAATTATATCAGAGATAAAAAAGACTGAAAAGCCTGCATTTATAGAGAAAACACCTTGCTATTAGCTGTTTTCTACGCTATACTCCTACCTACCAAAATGAAGAAAGGAGCAGGGAAATATGCTTACACAAACAGAAAAATTCACGGCACTTTATTGTAGGTTGAGCCGTGATGATGAGTTGCAAGGCGATAGCAATTCCATCATTCATCAAAAGGAAATGCTATCTAAATATGCTAAAGAACGAGGGTTTGAGAACTTCCGCTTTTTTGTTGACGATGGCATAACTGGTACAGTATTTAACCGACCCGGGCTAAACGCCATGCTTGAAGAAGTCAAAGCAGGAAATGTTTCAACGGTTATTGTCAAAGACCAAAGCCGAATCGGTCGGGATGTGCTGGAGGTCGGCTTAATGAAACGCACATTTGAAGAAAATGATGTGCGTTTTATTGCTGCAAATGATAATCTGGATACCGCCAACGGATTTGATATTATGTCAATATTTCGAGATGTTCTAAATGAGTGGTATGTTGCTGACACAAGCAAGAAAATTAGGGCAGTAAAACGCTCAAATGCACTTGAGGGTAAATGTGGCAATAGACCACCTTACGGATATCGAGCGGTTGACGGTGATAATAACATTTGGGAAATTGATGAAGATGCAGCCGAAAGAGTACGTGAAATATTTCGTAGGATTATTGCTGGTGATGGTCCGCACATTATAGGGAAAGATTTTGACAGGCGAGGACTCGACACACCGATGATTCATTACCGAAAACATAAAGGTTTTTCGGATAGTAAAAAAGATACAACTTGGTTCACATTCACAATTTCGAGAATTGCAGAAAATCCAGCATATATCGGACAGCTTGTATCACAGAAATATACTACCCCATCTTATAAAAATCATAAGCATTTGGTACGCCCTGAAGGAGAATGGGTGATTGTAGAAAATCATCATGAACCGATTATAGACGTTGAAACATTCAATACCGTCCAGCGTTTACGTGCAAATCGCCGCAGACCTAATGTGGTTGGTGAATGTACTGCTTTAAGTGGATTACTTTTTTGTGCAGATTGTAATTCAAAAATGTCAATTTCCTGTAACACTGCCAAATATCAGTATTATGTCTGCAAACTTTATAGAAACTCAAATAAACATTACAGAAATGATTGTACCAGACACGGCATCAGGCGAGAGGATATGGAACAACTGGCTCTTGAGAAGATTATTGAAACTGTGAAGTTCGCTCGTGGTAATAAGGCGAAATTCGCCGAGTTAATTCATAAGGCAACGAGCAAGGACAATGAAAAAGCTATTAAAAGCAAAACATCTGAATTGGCAAAGGCTGACCGCAGGATTGCCGAACTTGATCGGATAATACAGAAACTCTACGAAGATAATGTGAGCGGGAAGTTATCGGATGAGCGATTTGCCAAAATGTTAGGCGATTTCGAGGAAGAACAAAAAGAACTTATATCAGGAAGTGAAAGCCTTAGAACTGAGGTCGCTGAGATAAGGAGCAAGACAGCGGACTTGCAGAGTTTTATGAATATTGTAGAACGCTGTACAGATATAACTGAATTAACCGCAGATATTGCAAGAACATTTATTGAGAGGATTGTTGTCCATGAGGCTGAATATGCCCCGAACCCAAAAAGGAAAAAACATCAATCGCGTTCTCAGGAAGTGCAAATTTTCTTGAATTTTATAGGGGAATTCGATCCAGATTGACGGTGGTGACTGTAATGGTTGCTGCCGTTATTTTTTTGTAATGCTTTTTGTCCTTAAATCACGTTCGCTTGTGCCGACTGTGGCGGTAAAATGTACAATCATCGAGAAAAGAAATCCGAAGATAAAATGGTTTACCATAAAAATATCGGCAAATATTATCCTCGC